ACATCAACACCCATTGGTAATTCTGCCAAGTTACCATCGTGATTAATCTCCCAAGGTAAATCATCTGGGATTGTGTAGGTTAGTGATGTGATTAAAGATGGGACTCCTGCGTTTCCGTTACCCCACAACTGACCTAATCTGAAGTAACAAATATGACCCGAATATGCAGACCCCTCATAGGTTGGCATTGTAAGTTTTGATAACTCAGACAATTTTTTCCACATATTCTTCATCTCATCTCGTGATGTTGCATATGCTTTGAATGAGAACGAAAGAGTTCTCTCAAATTCAGAGTACATATATGCTTTATCAGCACGACCTGGATACTTGATACCATTCCAAGATGGTGAGAATGTTTCAGTCACACCATTAATTGTAGAACGGAATTGAATTATCCGACTTGAACTTTGAGTACCTGCTGAAGTATCATATGCAAAGAATAGGTGTACTAAATCTTGTTGTAATTTAGCATTAAATACTGATTCGTACACACTATCAATTCGCAATGACTTATTGCTAGGGTCGATGCGTTCTGCATTAGTTTTGAATGTAGATGGTGTACCATAGAAAGACTGAAGATTGTAGGTTTCATAATTTTCACCTGCGGTTCTTTCCGAATCTATATTAGATTTTGATTTTTTTAGATTTCTAAAGTCACCTTTGTAGTTCGATGGGTTCTCACCATTTGATACTTTGGATATTTTACCATATGATATTGCCTCATAATCAGTTATATCATTTCCAAATCCCTCAGTTCTACCTTCAGATGAATACAATCCACGACTTTTGAATACAGTATCAAGTTTATTATCTTGACCAGGGATGCCAAATGGTAACACTGGTGATGGTGGGATTTCATCCCAACCTTGAGTGATTCGTGACACTAATGGACTTTCATCAGACTCAGAGTCACTATAACGAGTTAACCCAATTGATAGTGGTCGTGTATTACCAAATGTGTTTACACCACGAGTTGTTGTAGTAATACCAATACCATAAGTCGAATCAAAACCACCAACATTTGTAAGTGTAGATGGGAATGGCAAACCTGCCCCAGTCAAGTCAAGTTGATTGTATAATCTAAGAACCTTACCCGATTCATACTTCCAAGTCTCATCACCAAGTGGTTGTTTTCCAGGTCGGTCAAAACGAAGTCCAAGATGTTGACCCCCAAGTGATGCAAGTAAATTAACTGGTGTAAATTTCTTGCCCCATTGTTGACTTCTCTGCATACCCCCTTGTTTTGCCATCCAAGTGATTCCACGAGGTGTCAATAAGAACTGAGACATTCGTACTACATCAATTGCAGCTCGAGCAGTTGAGGTAATAGCACCACCTCTGATAAATGAGAATGACCCAACACCTAATGTTTGAGGTTCACCCTTTTCTCGTTGGATACCACTTAGGATGAATGGTTGCTTGATTATGGATGAGTTGTATGAATCTTCCTTGAGGTTAAACTTATTGTATGTGGTTTTTAACACTTTATCAGTATAAGTCTTACCCAATCCATTATCATTTTGTTTATTAACATCATATTGATTCAATACAAACTGACCACTAATTGGTGTTAGCCCCTCAAACTGAGTTTGTGATGGGTCTACCCCAACAAATGTAGAATTATTCTTTGGTTGTTGGAATGGTGAGAATCCTTTAGCATCATCGTTGGCAATAAAGTCAACGAACTTAGGTTCTGTTGCTTGTAAATCAAACTTAGGGTCAAATGTAAATTCATTAGGAGTAGTCTCACCCTTAAATGGACTCTCCAATACCATATCAGGTACATCAGTCTCACCCAAGAACTTTGCTTCTAAACTCATCTTGTTAGGAGTTGTTTCACCTAAGAACTTTTCAGCAATTGAAAATTCCCTTGGTGTAGTTTCCCCTAAGAATTGTTGAGTGAATCTAAATTCGGAAGGTGTGGTTTCTCCTTTGAACTTTTCCGCACTGGAGTAGTCTTGAGGAGTCGTTTGACCCTTAAATCTATCTCCTTGAGTAATATTTTGCGTTTCGGTTTCACCTTTGAATTTATCCCCTTGTTGAACTTGTGTCGGTTCGGTCTGACCTAAGAATCTTTCCGATAACGACATTTTTGATGGTGTTGTTTCACCCAAATAGTTTGATGAGTTATCAAACTTAGTTTGAGTCGTTTCACCAAGATAGTTTGATGAGTTATCAAACTTGTTTGGAGTAACACCTTGTTTAGGGGTCGTTGTATTTGATTTAGGGGCACTTGGAGTCTTATCTACAAACTGAGATAATGGAGTCTGATTAGAAGTCTTAGGAACATCCACACGTTTCTTATCAACAAGTGGTTTCTCTACGGGTCTTCTAAACTTAGACAAGTCTGATTTTAAGTCTTTTAATGCCATTTATATATCCTTACTTCAATTGGTCTCTATAAGACTGCATTCTTACATTTTTCTTATTCATAGTAGAAACCACTTTATCATCAATAACAATCTGAACTGGTTGTGATTGTATATCTCTACGAAGTCCTTTGATTTCATCAAGAAGTGGGTCACTTTGTTGGCCACCAGCACTACCACCTTCACTATCACCACCCAAACCAAGTGCGTTAGCAATCATAGGTAGGAATACACCCAAAATCATAAGAGTTGGGAGTAATGGTGTGATTAGAGCAAGTCCCATTGCTAATGGAATCATAGATGCACCCAATAGTGCGAATACACCGGCCAAAGCAATAAGACCTGGTGCTATCATTACAAGCGCTACCAATTGATTTGTTAATTCACCAAACATACCAAAACCTTTAGCGATTTCTTGGATAGCAATACCCAACACCAATAGGGCAGCTGCAATTACTAACATAGCGGCTGCACCTGCAAGGATTGCTACTGCACCCACACCACTCATCATAATAGCACCTACTAATGCGAGTGCTCCAACGAGTGCTAACATAGATACAACTGCCATAGCGACAGCTTCCCAAGATACTTCCATAAATTCTTGAACTGCTTTAGCGAATATGAATACTGAAGCGGCAACTAATGCAAGTGCGGCACCACCAGCGAGTAGTTTTTTAGCATCGATACCTGAGATTGCTTTACTCATACCACCAATACCTTTACCACCACCTTGTGGAACAGATGGTGCTTTACCACCACCACCAGCAGCACCCATACCTTTACCACCACCCATACCTGGCATAAACGACTTACCTTGCATCTTATTCATAATACCATATTGAATAACAAGTTTAGCCATTTCGATAGCAGCAGTCTTAGCACCTTCGGCAGCACTGGCGAATGTTCCTTTTAGGAATCCAAATACTTTAGCACCAGTCGAACCATATTTAGCAGTTAATTCTGCATTTTCTTCTTGGGTTTGAACCATATTGGTTAGTTCATCAGCCGACATACCATATGTGTCCGCCAACATTTGAACTTGTTTATGACCCATTGAACCCAATTTTTCAGTAGACAGTCCGGCCTCTTTTATAGATTGTGCCATCATCTCAGCACCTTTTTCAGCATCACCATATTGAATCTCAAAAGCAGCTGCTCTCATAGCTTGAGTATCACCCAACATATCACCAAGACCCATTGCCCTTGCCTTTTGTTCGGCCCTTAAAGAACTTTCGATGTTCAACATATTGTCTGACATATCTCTCATTTTAGATATCGACAATCCTTGCTTAGCAAGTTCTGCTGATTTTTGTGCTAACACTTTAATCTCTTCTTTCGACATACCCAGCATCATTTGTTGGTTTGCTGCCATATCCTTCATTACAGCCGATGCGTTTACACCAACACCTTGAGCAATATCTTTGATTTCAGTTGTTAAATCACCAGCACTACCTGATGCTTGTTCAAATATAGTTGATAATCCGGCCGCTGAAGCAGCATCGCCTGTAAGTGATGATATTTCAGCGACATCTTTTAGCATACCACTTGTAATATGTTGTGTTGTATTGAATTTATCAGATAATGCCCCTGCTGCCGCTGACATATCATTCATATCATATAATAATGATGTAGATGCGGCTAATTGCATATCACCTGCCAATCCGGCTGCTTCACCGGCACTCAGTCCCAATGTTTTATACAACTCAACACCAGTATCTTTTACACCAGTGAATGCTTCTTTTGTCTTGTCAATCGCAGATGTAAATGCTTTTGCTCCAAGTGCCATTATACCACCGGCTGCAAACAAGTCTGCTAATTCAGATGAATATCCCAATGATTGTTTTAACTCATCATTGAGGTTGTTCATTATGTCTTTTTGCTTTTGCTTATTATCCTTTATCTTTTTTTCAGTTTCTAAATATTTTTCAACTGTATCAAGATGTGATAGTAAGTCTTTATCGGCCTGTCTATTAAACTTAGCAACTTTTTTGAGAACTTTTTCTTTCTCTTCTTGAACTGCTAGAATCTTAGACTCAAGGTCTTGTACACCAGATGTACTCTCAACCAATGCTTTTTGAGCTTTGGTGAGTTCGCCAGTCTGAGTGATACGTTCTTGTAGAATCTTTGACAAATTCCTTTGAATCGCATCTTCTTGCTTTATCTGATTTATACGTTCTTGATTATCGGCCATCTAAAACCCCAATGGATTAATATACTTGCTTGATATTGTACTTCTTTAGAATTGCTTTGAATTCTGGGTCGTTTTCTAACTTCTCTAAGTCTTTTTCTAAGTCTTTAAGGTCTGATTTCTTTTTTGCTATCTTTACTCTATGAAAGATTCTATCAACAAACCCCTCATCGAGTCCCTTTGATTTCAATAATTCGGTAAGTTCTGATTTTTTCATTGTTTTCATACGTCTCCCATATAGTATAAATATGGAAAAACCCAACTTTAAGTTGGGTCTTCCTTACTTTCTTGTTTTGGCTTTTATTTTTGCGGCTTCTTTGTCGTGTGCTTTCTTTTCCTCTTGTTTGAACTCTATAATTTTATTAATATAAAACTTACGGGCCCAAACTGGCATATTGTAAACATCTGACCAAGTGAATCCACCATTTCCGTGGTAGATTAAATCAAAAATATGAGCGTGCAAATATTGTCGATAATTAAGACTCAGGCCAAAAAAAGGACACATCCATTGGCAGTTGCATCACTCTCCCTTCCCCGGTCTCCTCCGAAATAAATTCCCAAGTCAAATCGATATCAGGAACTACTTTGTTAATATGTGCTCGGAGGGCCTTTGAATCTACTGCAAATAGTTCATTATCAACAAAATTATTAATTGTACTTAATTCTCTATCACCATCTACTGAAAGAATCATTGTTTTCAATCGAGTTGTTAACTCTCTTGATGTAGTATCTTTCATCTTACGATTTGCTTTATTAATTGCTTCGGCTTCGTGTTTAACTTTACGCTCTTTACTCTCAGTCATTGCCATAAAGGTAATCTTACGTTGAGAACGGGGTAGAGTGAATTCAAATTCGTTTGTATGTGGTGCTACTTGATACGACCCATCATATTCTTTATTTTCAAACTGAGTAAGGTCGATAGTTTCTTTTTGTTTGTTACCACTATATGGGTCATCAATCTCAACTTCGTAATCTTTACCATATCCCAAAATTCTTGCAGCAATCATAATGGCATTCTTGTCACCAGCCACCAAGTCTACATACTTGATAGGAACACCCTCACCATTTGATATAATCAAAGATTGGAATAATCGGTCAAGAACTGACCCATCTTTAATATATGACTGAGTTGTAAGGATATCCTCTTCCTTAGCAGTCATATACTTCATTTCAATTTTACCACTTGAAAGTGGGTTTTCTTTTGGATAAATCAAACCCTTAGATGGGAGTTCGATAATCTCGGTTGGAAACTTGTAATCACTTACTTGTTTCACTTCGTGTTGTTGTCTGAGTTTTGCTGCCAACTCGGCATCAGACATTTGATAATCATCTTGTAAATCTGCCATAACTTTTCCTTGTTATTATTTGGTTAACCACATATAAATATGGAACTCAAACATTTATAATACAAAAACCCCCACCAAAGGTGAGGGTTCTTAAAAATCAGTTCTTAGGATTTCTTAGTGTTCCCAAGAGTAGTTACCTTCAGTACCCAACAATTTTGAAGTACCTGCGTTGAATCCATCAAATCCTGCTGGAACTTCTTCAAGAGTAATTGCTTCTCTATTTTCTTTGTCCCAACCTGGGTTTGGAAGACCCCAAGTCTCATCAGCGACATCAATTGTGAAGTGTTCTTCACCTGCATCTACAAATGCACCATTACCACCAATGTACTCTACTACGAAGTCATCTTTTCTTCTTACTACTAATTCTGCCATAGCTTTCTCCTTTTATTTTATTTTGGTTAACCTCAAATAAATATGTTATAAATATAGAAAAACCCCATCAAAACGATGGGGTTCTCAATTCTCATTTTACAATAGTTGCAATCCGTGTCTTAGTATTGTAGTATTGCGTAATCGTAAGTCAATGTCATTTCAACTGTTGCCAAATCTTCACCACTATAATCCATATCGGAGAAGTTAGCACTTTGTACGAATGCACCTTTCAAAGTCCACTCTTCTACTTTATCACCAACAGGACCCAAACTATTGAATGTGATATCTTTTTTGTAGAAGTCAGAGTAACCATCACGACCAGTTACTGATTCGTGGTGTAGTCTTACCCACTCCATTACTGCTTGAGCAGCCGAAGGAACTACTGGGTCATACAAGGTTACTGACAAATCTTGCCATTCAGAACGACCTTTTACATATCTACGAGTGTTGATATGGTCGATAGTCACCTTACCATTATTAATCTCAGGTCTTGCAGCGGTTTTCACCAAGTATGCAGGGATACCTTCGATGTACATAATGAACCTATTTGACATTTTAGGTTCAAAGTTGGTGAACATAATTTCATTTGGGTCTAATAGCTGTGCCATTTATAATCTCCTATTGTCTCTTTCTAATAAATAGTCTATTTCTACAATTATGCCTCAGGGAATGCAGCGCCAGTTGGAAGGATGTTGAAGTCAAGTACGATGAATTCAGCAGTCTTCGTTGGTTGTAAGTAAATTTCCCCTACCATAATGTTTCTATCAATAACATCTGGAGTGTTGTTGGAATCATCCATCACCACCTTAAATGCGTACAAACCATTTCTTTGTTGGATTGATTCCAAGTAAGGATTCACAATTGATAGGAATCTATTTCTTGTAGCAGCGGTGTTGTTTTCGAATACCAAGTATCTTGTTGAAGATGCGATGTATTTCTTCACTGCGATTAACAATCTTCTTACATTGATTCTATCCAATGCCGATGGTTTTGCTTGTAGTGTCTTTTGACCGAATACCGTAGCACCTTGTCCAGGGAACGTAGCGATTGGGTTGATTCGACCTTCGTATAGTGTATCTCTCTCATCGTGAGTCAAACGAGTCTGAACTTCAATTACATTTGGAAGACCACCACGATTCAAACCAGCAGGAGCGTACCATTCAGCACCAACAGCGTCGTTGAATGCAATAACACCTGGAAGTACAACACTTGGTGGTACCCAGACTGGCTTATTCTTATCAGTATCTAAAATCTTAACCCAAGGGTGGTAAGTTGCCACATAGTTTGAGTCAAATGAAGTAAGTGCGTTATTTACAGTTGAGATAGAATCTCCGTAACGACCAGCATCCATTACATAGAAACAATCCAATCTATCCTCACACATATCTTTAGCGTAAGTAGTTACTGAAGAGTGTAGTCTATGTATTACACCTGGTAATACTACCATATTGATATCAAACTCATCTGGGTTAGAGATAGCGTTGATTGCTTTTCTATATGCAACAGTACCAGCAGCGGTAGCAGATGACATATCCATACCTTGTGAGTTACCAGCAACAAGTGCCGAACCTACGTTTACTACTCTATTTGGTTCGTATCCATCAAAACCACCTTGGAATGGTACTAAGAACTTCTTAGCATCAATATCAGATGATAGAGAAATAGATGAACCATTTGAAGTACAATCAGCCAAATCAAAGTCAGAACCAACTACTTCAGTACTTGAAGCAGGTAGTGGTGACAAGAAGTTTAAGTTATCAGTATTTGATAAATCAAATGAGTAACCTAAGAATACTCTCTTATTGTACTCACCAGAAATTGTTTGGTCAGATACATAAGTTGGAGATGGTAGGTTGTAAGTTGAGTGAAGTGGTGAAGTTACAGCACCAAATCCGAATGGAACGAGTGATGAATCAATTGCACCAGCATCTACATCATCAGCAACTACTACTCTAATATGAGCAGATGCGTTAGGGTAGTCACCATTTGAGTTTAATTTACCATTTGCGTCAACAGTAATGTATTTGTCACCAATTACTCTTTTGATGTAGTTTGGTGAGTTAGGGTCGAGGTTTACACCTTGGAATTCTTCAACGATGTTAGGTCTAACATCAGAATCTTGAACACCTTGACCGAAGATTGAATTAGGAATCTTTCCAGTATCTACTCTTCTTACAATAACACTAAATGAACCATATTCAGAACCTGGCACCTCTGAAGCTGGTTTGATGTTACTAATACCTACTTTGAATTCGTAGTTAGTAGAGTTACCGTGAGACAGTGTGTGGAACTTGAACAATTCGGTAGCAACACCACCCACTTTTTGTGATTTAATCCAAGGAGTAGATGCTTCAGAATATGCATTTCCGTAGTCAACATCAACTTGTTGAACTGAAACCTTCACATCTTCACCAGTTGCAAATGATGCAGATTGGAATGATGAGAAGTTAAGTTGAGTATATACATCTTTAGATGACTTAGGAGCGTAACCATAAGTCTTAGTGATGTAGTTTTCGTTAGAAGGGTCTAGTGACGCTGATACAATATTTGCATTACTTGCACTATTGATACCACTACCATCCAAAGTAAGGATGAATGAAGATGCACTTGCCGGAGCATCTATACTTGTAGTATCCATATCACCACTACCCAAAGTAGTACTTGGGTGAAGTAGAGCACCTACCAATTCTCCTTCAGATGATGATACCACCAATGCCAATGGTTTAGCAGTATATCCATCTTGCCCCAACACTCTTACGATAGTTGCAGCACCAGCTTCCTCTAAATAAGATTGAGCGGTATACGGAAGGTATGAATCTTCAGTAAGACCACCAAACTTTTGTTGGAATTCGTTAAATGATTCTACTTTCGTTGGAACGAAAGCAGGTCCTTTGATTGATTGCCCGATAAGAGCAGCACCAATCTCACCAATACCTACTGGTAGGAATGAGAGGTCTTTTTCTCTTGTAAATACGCCAGGACTTACAATTCTTTCAGCCATTATTTTCTCCTAAAATATAATTTTCGGTTTTCCTTATTATAAATACACCAAAAAATAGGGAAACGACTACTTATTTGGTAGGTGTGAACTGATTTGTAGATATATCGTAAGTACCCTCACCATATTTTTCTTTCAATTCACTCGATAATTCCATTTCTTCTTGTTGAATGTTAGCATACTGATTGATTAATGTCTGCTTTTCATTTTTTAGTTCTTGGAACTCTCTTTCTAATCCGTGTATGAGTAGTTCAATCTCTCCAATTCGTGTATTGACAGTCAATACCTTTTGTTGTAACTCCTGAATCTTGCTTACCTCTTCTTGGGTAAATTGAATCATTGTTTTTTCTTCCATAACTTGTCTTATTAATGTTCTATTATATAAATATGTAAATATTATTCATTACCTATGATTGGGTATGATTCATTTCCACCTAATTTTGGACTCTCACCCCAAGATACCTTACCAACTGAGATTCTTCTCTTGGTATTATTGGCCATTGCGGCATATTCTGGAACAATGTATGCTTTTGCAGTCAGATTGATACTTGCTTTAGTGATTCTATCTTGACCTACCTCTGATAGAGTTTCAAATGAATAAGAATCACCTTTGATTACAAATTTGTATCTATCACCAAAGGAACGGCCTTGGAAAAACACGATTTGTTCTACAATCTTGTTCACTTGCTCCATATAGTCACACCAAACGACCACTTCGTACTCTAAATTAACATAATCAGGTCTTTCAACCGACATATACTCTTTTTTAGGTTGCTGACCAGTCAAAACCGAGAATTGGTCGTATCTATTGGTCTTACTATATGTTCGTTCGAACATTTGGTGAGCATCTTCGTTTTGTGCTACCTTTAACTTTGCTAAATCGGTATTGATGGAAAGATTATTTCGTTTGAATGAGATAACTGGTGTTAAAATCATACCACTGTCATCTCTCATAAACCCATCACGTTGTGCACTTGCCCATTTCTCTGGAGATGCGTACATTACTGGAACTGGGTAGAATCTACCATCATCTTCGATTGTAGGTTTTACATCAGATTGTAAGAAACTTTGAAACGCAGAGTCAATGTCATAAATACCAACTGAAATGTTCTTTACATTGTCTTGGTCTCTACGAATCTGCTTTGCCTTGTTCAATTTCACATCTTCACTTGTAGAAGATTGAGTTTGAGTAAGGTTTGGTTTCGATTTGTCTTCGTTTCTATACTTTTGAGCCATCTTACAATCCTAATGGTACTTCGTTATCATTTTGTCTTGAGTTACCTTTATATGTATCCACCAATTTAATTGATGTTTGTCGAGTAACGTGAGTGTCACATTGAACTGATACATTATAACCTTGTGTCTCACCACCATCCCAAGTTTGTGGGTTCTTTCCAGCAAAGTATTGGACTTGATATGTTGCATCAATCAAATGGTATTCTTCATTCCATAAAATAATGTCACCAACTTCGGGTACAAGATTTTTATCAACCAAAGTATCACGAAGAAATCTAAATTGAACTTCACGAGAATATGATTGGCCAAAATCATCAGAGATTTGAGTCGCCTGACCCCTCTCTATCAAACAAGGAATTTTTATTGGTTGATTGAATACTTTATCTTTACCCTCACCATATAAATTTGCTTTAGTTTCAGTCAAAGCGACTTGGTAGTAGTAGATTTCAGTATCAATAATGTCGTTGATAAGTTCTTTATTCACTTTACTGAATAGAGCCATATCCCTTTGTCCACCGAATAGAGCCATTTGATTATCCTATAAAAATTGGTCGTGGTACTCTATTAAGAGTTTCTTCCAAGTATTCAGATTCTTCTTTTCGTGCTTCCATCAATGCTCTACGAGATGTCGATTCCAACATTTCAGTCAATTGAGTCATCAATGCTTCTTTTTCAGCAGATGCTTCGTTACGAAGGTCTGACCCATCTAATGTAATGTCTGCGCCAGGAATTGGAATTGCTGAGAATTTAGAACGAACTGCTCCCAACATCTCTTTTGACAATGCAAGTGCGTATCTTGCAATCCATTGCTTTCCTGCTGAGTTGATATTAGAGTAAGTCAATCTTCCAAATGGAGCATTAGACAAATCACTAACCACATTAGATGCAGCGATTGGTGAATTTACTTCACTATCCAATGTATAATCAAAATATACCTTGGCGCCAGTATCAGTTCCACTTGGAATTGGGTATAATCTGATTCGTTGCCCATCAACGTGGAAACCATATGATGACTTACGAATCTTATCGTTGAATTCGATTGCTTGTAATCTTAAAAGGTCATCAAACATTGGTTGCATCATAAATGATACACCTGGTGAGTAATTACCCCACCCAAAGGTTTGCATCATTTGTTGAGAACCAAGACCAGTACCTACAAATGGGTCAAAGTATCTAATGATTGCAGGTGGTTGAGTGTGGTATACTCTACGAAGAGTAACACCATCGGTTACTGAACCATTTTCAAGTGTTACTACATTAGCATCACCCAAGTCGTAGATTTGTTGACCCGATACCATCTCAAATGACCCAGTGTAAACAGTAACTTTACCACCACTAAGTGCTTCAGTACCATAATCCTTTGCGATATTTACAAAGTTCTGCATATTTGCATTCATATTGGTATCTGATAAGTCTAAGTCTAATGATGACCCTTGAAGAGATAACAAATTCTCTTTTGCTCTATATTGGTTTACTTGTGATGAATACTCATTCACTGCTTCTTCCAAACAAGTAAAGAAATTGATGTCTTGAAGTTCGATATCAATGATTGGGTAACCCAATCTACGAGCACACCATTCTGCTACTTTTGGAGCATCACTCTGAAATTGTGCATCAGAATCGAAGAACCCAAAAGGAGTCGATGAACCACTTGTAAATGAACCTGAACCTGGCCAAATTGGAATTGTTACTGACATTTATACTCCTAAATACTATTAGTCCTATATAAATAGTGTTTCGATTACCTTTTCGTATTTCTCATAAAGGATACTACGATATATCGTGTACCATCAGTCACTGCCCTAGCACCGTGTTTATGAGTAATGTTTCCAGGATGAATACTTACATAACCAATACCATTTTTTAGTAATTTACGCTGTCTTCTAAACCAAGTTCCACCACCCTCATATTCATCGAGGTCTGACAATTGAACCAAACAAGTAATATCAGACATATCGTGGTGAATTGAAAGATGACCTTGTGCATCCGGAGTGTATCTTGCTAAGAAGTTTTCCGTAGTAAGATTATCCCAACCTTCACCTTCAAGTGCCCACATATAAATTGATACAGGCATTACAAACTCTCTCAGTATCTCCATATAAATGTCATGCATCCCAATTGTTTGTAAAACCATATCGGTAGTTGGATAATTTTCGTGTCTATCAACAGTCCACGAATTTGAGTGTTCAGCTTCTTCACGAATCATCCTACAAAATTCGGCTGTAAATAGTGGAAATGAGAATGTATTCATAAATGGTTCATCTACTATCAACTCCCACTCTTTAGTTCTTGCTGAATAAGTAATGAATCTCGATTTCCATGCGTCAGGGTCATCGTAGTATGTATACAATTCTGGATGTAGTTTGTCATTATTATTTATCATTTCAATCCATTGATTATATCGGTTAGACCAATTTTCGTTTTTAGCAAAGTTGTATGCAGTTTCCAAATTAGCCATCGCCAATGACTTATCATTGTATACATCCAATAATTTTTCAAATATATCTTCTTTTAATTTATCAACATCGCTTGGTGTTGAGATTAAACCACCCTTACCCATTAACAAATTTATCAAGTTACCAGTATCAGTTGATACAATCTTAACACGACCAAACATCATTTCTAATGCGGTTATACAATAAGTCTCATCATATTGTGAAGGATATACCCAATATTCAGCCGACTTAATTTGTTTATATAATTCAGATGGTGATAATGCTCCTAAGAAATACACACCATCCATTTCATTTACATATGAATCATACCATTCAAGTGCGTATGGGGGTGTGGCTACCCACAAACTTGCGTCTGGAATCATCTCTCTAATTCTTGGCCAAATACCAAGTAAGTGTTCTAACCCTCTATCAGGTGCTGAAGTGTATATAAACTTATTATCAAACTTTGGGACATCAATATCTTCCCAATCGGATGGGTCAATCGCATTATTTAGAACTTTAATACGACCTTTCATATCAGGCCACATTTTTTCTAACTTATTCTTCTGATATTCAGATACTGCGATGAATTTTGAGATTCTATTGTCTTTTAGAAGGTCTATACCCCCATTTGGTAGTTCCAATCCTTTATACCAAGGGTAAAACTCAAAATTATGAATCCAAAAGTATGATTTATCAAATGTAATGTTTAAGTCATCCATTAGTTGTAGGTAATGAATGTAATTAGACCCTATGACTACATCAAAGTGTTGAAATGTACCCAATGAGTCGTAATCATAATAAGATACACCATTACTTTCGGTGTTTTCCACCATACCACTCACGATTACCTCGTGTCCATCATTAGCAAATTGTTCTGCCAACTTTATAACAGCATATTCCGACCCACCAAGACCATTTTCTAACCAATAGTTCTTACTGATGTTTTGTTTCTGATAACCTATTGTAAATAATACTCTCATACTACTCCACAATGTAATTTAAGACTTCTTCTCGTTCATAATATCGTGTTCTATCCATCCAATTTTGTAGATAGTACCCACGATTATTCTCTTCATCCCAAGACCAATCGAATTTACCCAATTCAGCAATTCGTTCGTGAATAAATGGGTCATAATAATCCTTAATCAGTCGTGCTCTACGATTAATGTCGGTAGAATTGTTATCAACCGTGGAATTATAATTATTATACTGAACGTATAACATTCGTTTGAGGTGAATCATTCTCGTTTCAAGGAATGTCTTAACAATCAACTCATAATCATCAGCAACTGATATATTTCTACTATGACCTCTAACTTTATGATAGGTATCTCGATTCCATACTCTACAATGGTTAGGCATTCCTATATTAAATCGAATTGTTTTTGGATTAATGTCTGGATAATGATGTACTAACCAAGTTTTACCATCGTATTCTTCCCAAGTATGCCCTGCGTATGCCCAATCGAATGGATTTTCGGGATGACCATACCAATCATCACCAATTCTACCATATTGTCGTGGTGTTCCATCCTCATATACCTCAGTTACATCCGTGTAGATAAATCCTGCGTCTGGATATTGTTTACTTGCATTAAGAACTTCTTCCAAACAAGTCGATATAAGAACATCATCGTGGTCTAACTCAAATAACCACTCACCATTACACAACATAGCAGCTCTATGTTTTACTTCACCAACATTACCACCCGAATTTGGAGTCATTCTATGAATTTTTACTCTATAATCTTGGGATGCTAAGTCTTTTAGATACTCCCAAGTCTTATAATCACCTTCAGGTGAGTCATCAACTACTACCCACTCCCAATTTGGATAAGTTTGCTTTCGTAATGAATCATATGTTCTGAAAATTCTCTCGTTTGTCTTGTAAGTCGGAGTAAAAATAGATAAAATCGGTGAATCGGAATCACCATAGACCTCTTTTTGAGAACTACAAGCCCAAAATGTAGACTGACACACCACATCGTTTGCTAAAATGTTATCATCCGGTATCATTTCGTAATTTATTATCTTACTTGATACCATTGAGTGGTGTAGCATCTCCGATATTTCAGTTGGAGTATCCCCAATAATAACGATTACATCGGGTCTATGAGTTGCAAAGTGGGTTTTGAAATTTATTGATGAGTCGTATGAGTATAATACTACATATTCTTCGAGCCCCTCTTCAAAATATACATCTGATTGGGTTCTTATCTCACCAAATCTATCCCAACCATAAATTAATGCAGTAGGTAAACTTGTTTTCATAAATTATTATCTATATGGTTCTCCACCAACCCAAAGAACGAATGATTTTCGTGTTCCACTCTTCACAGGTGTGACTCTATGTAGGTAAAATGATGGAAAAATCACAGCAGCTCCTTGAGCTCGTGGTGCAGTTATTTGCTTTCCAATGTTGAATTGTAAATCACCACCTTCGTATTCCGATGGGTCTGATAGCTGGACTGTTACTGAAATCTTCCTGCGATTTTGCATCCCAATACCACAATCCATATGCCAATCGTAATGACCACCACCACCATAGTATTCGGTATACTGAATTGCCTCAGGCATCATAGTAATATCCATCTTCCACATAATATCATTTGCTTCTGAAATCATATCGTGGAGTTTGGAGTATACCCAAGTCCATTCTTCAGTTTGAGGACACCATTTAATTTTGGATTTACGATATTCGGATACTTGTGACTTATCATCTTGACCAGTGGCTGCGGTTTCCCAAGACAAGTTTGAAGTCATTTCTTCAATTTCTTGTAGTTCTTCTTTGGTGAATCCAGTTTCAAACCAATAGTAGTCATTGTAAGACACATCTGACCGATATGCGTTTCTATCAAAGGAAAAGCTCTTCTGCATAACTAATTATTTTACTATAAATATGGAACTAAACTTTAATAAGACCCACTTATGTAAGTTTCTACAATCCAAATTTGTTGGCCACTCTGCCATCCGTGTTTTCTGAATGTAAGTTTGTTTAGTGAGTTGTCCCAAATGAAGTAACCACCTGGAAGTGTATTACCCTTTGAACCTTTTCCACCACCAAGACCAGGGTTACCTTTTAGACCCTGATGTCCTTTGTCACCACGAACTCCTTTGTTGCCAGCAGCACCACCATTACCGACACCACCAGTTCTACCAACAGCACCACCAATACCTGAATTTCCAGGATTACCATTTGAACCTTTTTGACCAACACCACCTTGAGCACCTTGTGCACCTACATTTCCAATATTACCTTGAGAACCTTGAGAACCTTGAGCACCAGTAACACCCTTAGCACCAGTATTTCCTTGAGCACCAGTAACACCCTTAGCACCAGTTCCACCTTGAGCACCTTGGATACCCTTATCACCTTGAGCACCTACATTACCAGTAGAGCCTTTAGCACCTTGAGCACCTTGTGCACCTACATTTCCAGCATTACCTTGAGAACCTTGAGCGCCTTGAGCACCCGTTGAACCTTGAATACCTTTATCACCCGCGGCACCAGTATTACCTTTAGCGCCTTTAGGACCTTGAGCTCCTTGAAGACCAGTGTCACCTTGAGCGCCAGTAGCACCAGTTCCACCTTGAGCACCTTGAGCACCCTGAATACCTTTGTTTCCGACATTACCTTGAGAACCTTGAGCGCCTTGAGCACCAGTATTACCTTGGATACCCTTATCACCTTGAGCACCTACATTACCAGTAGAGCCTTTAGCACCTTGAGCACCTTGTGCACCTACATTTCCAGCATTACCTTGAGAACCTTGAGCGCCTTGAGCACCAGTATTACCTTGGATACCTTTGTTACCAGCAGCACCAGTATTACCTTTAGCGCCTTTAGGACCTTGAGCACCTTGAAGACCAGTGTCACCTTGAGCGCCAGTAGCACCAGTTCCACCTTGAGCACCTTGAGCACCCTGAATACCTTTGTTTCCGACATTACCTTGAGAACCTTGAGCACCTTGAGCACCAGTATTACCCTTAGCACCAGTATCACCTTGAGCACCTACATTACCAGTAGAGCCTTTAGCACCTTGAGCACCTTGGATACCTTTGTTTCCAGCATTACCTTGAGAACCTTGAGAACCTTGAGCACCAGTATTACCTTGGATACCTTTGTTACCAGCAGCACCAGTATTACCTTTAGCGCCTTTAGGACCTTGAGCACCTTGAAGACCAGTGGCACCTTGAGCGCCAGTAGCACCAGTTCCACCTTGAGCACCTTGAGCACCTTGGATACCTTTGTTTCCAGCATTACCTTGAGAACCTTGAGCGCCTTGAGCACCAGTATTACCTTGGATACCCTTATCACCTTGAGCACCTACATTACCAGTAGAGCCTTTAGCACCTTGAGCACCCTGAATACCTTTATTTCCAGTAGAACCTTGAGCACCTTGAGCACCTTGAGCACCCGTTGAACCTTGAATACCTTTATCACCCGCGGCACCAGTGTTTCCTTTGAAACCAGTCGGACCTTGATGGCCCTTAGCTCCTAAGTTTCCAGTAGCACCCTTACCCCCTTGAGGACCTTGAGCACCCTGAACACCTTTAGCGCCAGTATTTCCTTGAGCACCTGTATTCCCTTTAGGACCAGTAGCACCAACACCCCCAGTATTACCAATAGCACCTTTAGCACCAGCAGAACCTTGAGGACCAGTAGCACCTGTATTTCCTTTTGGACCGAGGTTGCCTGAATTACCTTTTTGACCAATTGGACCAGTAGCACCTATATCACCACTAATATCAGTTGAGTTTTCGGTCATATAAAGACCAGTAAAGTATCTGAATCCACTTGTGGTTGAACCTGGGGCGTACCCAACATACCAATTGAAATTACCGTTTGCAAGAGCATCGGTTGTAAATGTTAATCTCCTTCTTTCCCAAGTAAGAGTCGCACTAATCTCAGAGTGGTAAATATCCATCGAATGGATTAGTGTACCTGCACCACCAGTTGTTGGGTGTGTACCACTTGTTACATAGTGTCTTGTATGGAAAATTTGATTTCCAGCAGTCCAATTCGAATCATATGCAACCCAACATTCCACAGTATACGATGTATTTGGTTTCAATCCACTTAAAGGAATATCATACTCGGTATAAATACTACCAACGGTTGATTGTCTCAATACATATTGAGATTGTGCTGACCTTGGGTTTGCTACTAATGTAACTACATCGTTTGTTGGATTAGACCCAGCAGCATATGGTGCGTATAATGCTCCAGTTGAGAAGTCTGGGTTTTGAATTGAGTTACCCGAAGCACCTTTTTGACCTTGAGGACCTTGAGCACCTTGAACACCCTTAGCGCCAGTATTTCCTTGAGCACCCGTGTTCCCTTTAGGGCCAGTAGCACCTTGATTACCTTGAACTCCTTTGTTTCCAGCACTACCTTGGTAACCCTTAGCACCTTGAGCACCCTGAGCACCTTGTAAACCTTTGTTTCCAGCAGAACCTTGAGCACCTTGAGCACCCTGGGCACCAGTATTTCCTTGGATACCCTTATCACCTGCGGCACCTGTGTTACCTTTGAACCCAGTTGGACCAGTATGACCTTTAGGACCAACATTACCAGTCGCACCCTTACCACCTTGAGGACCTTGAGCACCCTGAACACCCTTAGCACCAGTATTTCCTTGAGCACCTTGATTACCTTTGTACCCAGTAGCACCACCAGCACCTACGTTACCAGTATTACCCTTAGCACCAGCAGCACCTTGATAACCAGTAGCACCTTGATTACCTTTAGGACCAGTATTTCCAGCTGCACCACCAGCACCAGTAGCACCAATACCACCTTGAGCACCTGTTACTGCTCCCGGAACGAAATCGAAGTAAGTAGTAACATTATTATTAGAGAAATTACCAGTTGTACCACTTGTGTAATCTAATCCATAGTAGAAATAGGTGTTTGTTGAGAAGTATGTTTTAGCAGTAATTCTATATATACCACTTTCTCCTACAACACCACCTTGAGTAATCATTACAGATGAGCCAGCGCCATATGAATTTAATTGAGTATATTTATCGACTCCGTTACCATCATAACGAGATACGATGATAGAACCCATACCACTTGTCGAAGTATTACCAAAGTTGGTCTTACCACTTGTAAGTGTGTTTGATGTTTGTGAGTAGAAGAATACTTGGAACGCAGATGAAGCACCTTTGTTACCAGTTACCCCTTGAGCACCAGTTGAACCTTGTGGGCCGGTATTTCCAGCAGCACCTTGGTTACCCTTAGCACCAGTAGCACCTTGATTACCCTTCGACCCAGTGTTTCCCTGAGCACCCGTGTTTCCTTTAGGACCAGTAGCACCAGTAGCACCTTGAGCACCTGTATTTCCAGTATGCCCTTTAGCACCAGTACCACCTTGAGCACCAGTATTACCAGTACTACCTTTATTCCCAGCAGCACCAGTAGCACCAGTACCACCTTGAGCACCTTGATTACCAGTTACACCCTTATTTCCAGCAGAACCTTGAGCACCTTGAGGACCAGTACCACCAATTAACGCTGAAGAGAATGTAATATTGTCGAATCCTGCGCCACTTGTATATAATGATGAATCTACATATAATGTAAGACCACTACCTACGTTTAGAGTTCTAAGAAGTAAAGTTTGATTTACACTTTGGTCATAGAAGTAATATCTAATGTATTGATTATCATATGTAATGGTGAAGACATCAGAAGTGGTATATGATGATACAAATTGACCTTTATGTGAACCATTTTCATAAATCCTAACAGTACCATTGGCTTCTGGATAGAATGCGTAGTCAATTGAGTTATACGATGAGTTAGTAGTTGGGTCAGCTGTAAGACCCAGCATCTTATATGTGTTTGTTTCTTGTGCAGTAAAGGAAAGAACTATGTTTCCAGTTCTACCAGTAGAAGAATATGCTTGTGAAGACCACGAACCATTTGTACCACCAGTTTTCGTGATAGTATATGACTGATTATTCGAGTTATTTGATACCGTAACACTACTATCAGCGGTTAATGTGTATTGACCCGCCGAATTACCAGTATTACCCTTAGCACCTTGAGGTCCTTGCGCACCTACATTACCAGTAGAACCAGTATTTCCACTCGCACCCTTAGCACCTTGAGGGCCGGTAGCACCTTGATTACCAATTACACCTTTATTACCAGCAGCACCAGTATCACCACCAGGCCCAGTAGCACCTTGGGCACCTTGGTTACCAATTACACCTTTATTACCAGCAGCACCAGTATCACCACCAGGCCCAGTAGCACCTTGGGCACCTACTGACCCAGTATCTCCTTGAGCACCTTGATTACCTTTAGCACCAGTACCACCTTGATGACCAGTATCACCTACAATTGAAGGTGAAGTAATAGTAACTACTACAACTGGAGTAGCACAATTGTTTGAGAATGTATTTTGAGATGCAATTGCTGAATTTAAGTTGATATCAAAGTATGAATACCCAACATTATAACTAATAGAGGATATTGTTGATATTCTAATAGCAGATGTCCCAGTTTGAGTCATCTTTATATTCCAGTTAGCAGCAACACCATTTAAGAAGTTATATTGGTCAACGCCATTGTAATCATAACGATGTATCTTAACATTGGTCATCGCTTGACCACTTGCATTGTCAAATACCAATCTATTTGATGTAGGTGTTCCAGTACAAGACAACCATTGTGATGTTAACGAAGTAGCCGACCCAGCACCTTGAGCACCTTGAGCACCTTGAGCACCTTGAGCACCAGTATCCCCCTGGACACCCTTATTACCTGCGTGACCTGCAGCACCAGTATTACCTTTATAACCAGTAGCACCAGTTGTACCACCAGCACCAGCAGAACCTACTGCGCCTTTTTGACCTTGAGCACCCTGTGCGCCTTGAGCACCTTGAGCACCTTGGTTACCCTTAGCACCAGTGTCTCCTTGAGCACCTGTATTACCCTGAGGTCCTGTTGCACCTTGAGCACCTTGGTTACCCTTAGCACCAGTGTCTCCTTGAGCACCCGTATTTCCACCAGGCCCAGTAGCACCTTGATATCCAGTAGCACCTTCATCACCACCGGCGCCAGTAACACCAGCGGCACCAGTATTACCTTTATAACCAGTAGCACCAGTATGGCCTTTAGGACCAGTAGCACCAGCAGCACCCTTAGCACCAGTAACACCATATCCTTGAGCACCAGTATGACCTTTAGGACCTGTTGATACAGCACAAGTGATATCTACATATGTAGTTACTGTACCACCCGTATCCCAAGTACCAACCCCACTTGCACTATTAAGGTTAAGTACAAAATATGTTCCTGATGAGTAGTATGTTCTACCACTAATGTTGTATTGACCACTTGCACCAACTTTACCACCTTGGGTAATCATTATACTACATCCAACAACATTACCATTTAGGTATGAGTATCTATCCACACCAGCACCATCGTATCTATCGATGGTTACTGCATTTGTAGAAGAAGGTGTTGAATGTGAGAATCCGATTTGACCAGTTGATTGACCCGATGTAGACCCAACCCAATATGTGTTAAGGTTAGCAGGTACGGATGCAGGAGCACCCACAGCACCAGTGTTACCCTTAACACCTTTGTTACCAGCAGCACCAGTAGCACCAGTAGGACCAGTAGCACCAGTACCCGATGAACCTCGTGGAGGACCTACACTACCTTGAGCACCAGTATTACCCTTAGCACCAGTTGGACCGACAGGTCCAGGAGCACCACCAGCACCTTCTGGACCAGGTGAAGTATCACCATCGGCTGGGGTACAACCCGGAGAAGGACCACATGGGTCACCAAATGCTAACCCAAAGTCAGCCTCTACTGGGTCACAAGTATACCAACACTCGCCCCCACGGCCGACCCCAGCTTCATCGAAATCAACAAAATGACAATCAACTGAATTTGCACCTGGGTCAAAACCCATCATCCATCGGTTACCAATGTATGCTTGATTACTACAATTGTATATCGCATATCCTGGTGGGTTGTGAACAATATACCCATCCGCTAAATAGACATCAATATCTTCAATTGCAATGGTATGTATGGATTGATTTTGGATTTCATATGCTGAAGTGATTAATTCTTCAACAATCCCATCATCCGTATATTTTACTAAATAATCTGAGTTTAGATTAATTGTATTGGCAGGTGTAAAGTAGTATAAACCACTCGAATCTTTGATTAAGATTTTTTGATGTTCTGATACTACAAGGTCACCACCATTGAATTCAATAACACTACCACTATGAGTTGTTTCAAATACAACACCTGCAACTCCAAGTGATGTAGATGATATATCAGTAGAAGACCAAGTTCTGAAGTCTTGTTCATTCAATCCAAGACCAGGTAGTTGAACACCACTAACTAATGAACCACTACTGAGTGTTCCTATCGTAACTGATGAACTATCAGGTAATCTTACGAGTTGTCCGTTTAATCCTGCCATACTATTTTATTCCCAATTAGATTGGTTCTTAATAAGACCCACTTACATACATATGAAGAACGTAAGTGTTTCCACCATTGTTAAATTTCAATACACCCAAGTTAGAATCCCAAGTAAGACCTGGAGATACACCACTAATTAGAGTTCCTAATGCAGCCTCACCTTTGTTTCCTTTAGCACCTTGTGCACC